CATCTTTTAACATCTGTCTATATTGCTGTGCTCTTGTTATTGCCATTACTCTGACGCTGCTCCTAATGGTGGCATTGCTGCTACTTTAATTTTTAATGATCTTGTAATCTCTTCTCTGATTGTAGGAGTGTTTGAATCTGCTATATCATTTTCAGCTTCTTGATCAGAGTTATACTCTTGATTAGTTCTAGTGTTTCTTAATACTACTTCAGTTTCACATTTAACAACCGGTACTTTTTTACCGTTTATCATTGTGTATGCTACTTCTGCTTCTTCTTTAAATGCCATAATTTAATCCCTGTTTATTTCTAATATTGCACAAGTGCCTTCAAATATATTAGCACTTGCTGCTTGCAGTTGTAATTTATCATTCTCTTCTAACACAATTGAGCCATCAGAGATAGACTTAGAATCTCCTGAGTTTACAGTATGTTCAGCAAATTGAAAAGCAGTTGTTGCTGAATTATCATATAAAAATGCTTTTATTTCCGTGTTTCCACCTCCAACATTAGCTGTGTGTATGTTCTGTATTATAGCTCTAGAGTTAGAAGGTACAGTATAGATATCTGTCACATTGGTTGTAGTTAGATTAAAGTTAGCGTTTTTATATATATTTGCCATATTAATTTCCTTATTTAAACCAAGTAAATCTTTCCGTTTCTTGTTTTAATTCATTTAAAAATGTAGAGTTTAATTGTTCAACTATTATAGTAATAGCTCTATTAATTTGTTTCTGATTCGAGAAATCGTATTCTTCTTTTGGTTCTGGTAATCTTACTACTACTTTAGCCATTATCTACGTCCATCTGGTTGTACATCTATTCTTAAAGTTCCAAAACGCCAAGACTCACTAACATCAGTGTTTTCTATCTTAATATTAACAAATCTTCCTCTGGCCCTAGTATCCTTTTTATCAGTGCTAGAGTTAATTGTAAAGGGACTTAAAGACGTAACGGTATCTGATTGTTGAGGATAACGTTTAACAGCAAGAGTTACTTTTGCATTACCTTGTAAATCTTTAAAGTCTGGTACAAATCTTCTCATAGCTAAAAATACTTCACCAGCTACTGTTGGACCACTTGATTTACCTTGTGCATCTTTTTGTTTAGCTTGTAGATCAAAGTCAAATGATTTTATAAATGAAGTAACTGTTGTTGTGCTACCATCAGGATTAACTTGATCGGTTCCTACTTCATGTTCAAATAAAGTTGTTTGACCTAACCCATCTTCTCCAACAATAACAGGAAAAGTACCTGTAGCTGAGTCATTAAATTTAGTAGCAGATGGTTTAGGATATACACTAGCATCAATCCAAGATGTTCTAGCTTCCGTTCCTATATACCAAACACCACCTTTCATAGGTTCTCCATAATTAAATACAACATATTGATCATTGTAATCAGAACTAGTTGATGGATAATACCAAACAACTTCAGTATATAAATTATTTATACCTGCGTAAATTTGTTGTCCTTTAGTTGTATCTGCTTGATCATAAACATAATCTTCAACAGAACAGGGTAGTGATTTAACTGTACCATCAAACATAAAGAAACCATTATTAGACATCCAAAACGCAGCACCATCTATTTCAATAGCTGCATTTTTACCTATCAATCCACAGTTGGTTCCAACTTGTTCGAAACCAAATGTAAAAGGTGAACCAATAAATTTCATAGTATACAATGCATTATCTGTCCAAACCAAAATTGTTTCTTTAGCTTTTAGTGAACCCATGATCCGTGTTCCGTCTTGCAGTCTTTGTGTACCTGCTGAATTAATTGCTGTTGGTGTATAATCATTTATATCTTCTTGATCCGAGAATCTTATAAACATGTCATCTTGAGTTGATGTATCTCCAATAGTTGTTTCAGTACCTAAATGAATTAAGTGACGTGTTGTAGGTGAAACTAATGTAACTCTTGTTGCTGTTGGATTAGCTGATGTAGAAAAACCAGACGTAGTTGTTGATGCACGTGTTGTTAATCTTGCAGCAATACCTGCATCCCAAGTAAACGTTTTTCCATTTGCAATTGTTGCAACTAATACCTGACCAAAATTACTTAATGACCATAATCCCGGTTCAAGAGAAACATCAGATGCTGATGCAGCTTCTCCCCAATTACCTGATCCCCATGAGTCAATACCCCAACCATAACCATAAGATTGTTCTGCAGGACCAACTTGTTCATAAGGTTTAACTTCTAAACTACCGCCTGTTGAAACTGTTGCTGTTGCATTAGAACTTTGTGTGATTGTAAATACACTTGAACTTGTAATACTTGTTACTTGAAATAATTTATCTTCAAAATCAGAATTAGAATAACCCGTACCAACTGGTAAAGTTACGTTATCTAGTAATACAATGTCCCCAGTAGATAAACCATGATTAGATTTTGTTATAGAACAAACAGCAGAGTTATTAACTGTTGCAATCGTGCAAGATGATAATGTAGTTTTTAAAGGTGTGATGTCATAAAGTTGACCTTCAAAATAAATAATTAAAAACTTATCTGTGCCAATTGCCACGTATCTATTTCCATCTAGATCAACGAATGCAAACTGTCTTCTTGCAACACCTGCAATTGTATCTGTAACTAATGATGACCAACCACCTACTTTCTCTGGTAGTCCATATCTAAATCTTGTGTTATCACAATCAACCCATCTGTTTTCTGCACCAGATGTGGTGTCTTGTTTATCTATTCCTGGTAGGACTTTAAAATCAATTAGAGCCATGGTCCGTGCTCCTATATGTTATCTTTATAGATCCAGCCTCTAGTTGCATTAACATACACTAAAGTAAAGGCAGAACCATTAACACTTACTACTAAATCTGAAGCGGCACCTAAAATATTAGAACTGTTTCTACCGATTGTTAAATTGTTAGATGCAAAACTATTACCACTATCTATGAAATGAACTTCATTACCTATTGCAGGGGATGCTGGTAAATTAATAGTAACTGGCGTACCGATACCACTTCCTGAAGTATTAACTAATATTTGATCACCATTAACAGTGGTGTAAGTAGCTGAAGGTGTATAGTAACCTTTAGTCTGTAGCTTACCGGTAATATTTGTTCCATCAGAATATAAAACTGTTGTTGATCCTACAGGTAAAGAAAGACCTGTTCCTGAAACTGTTTTAACTGTAAGTGTGTAATTAGATGCTGATCTTGCTGTTGCATCTTCTACAATAAAAACTCTTTCAGCCCCATCAGGCATAGTAACTGTTCTGTTAGCAGTTAAAGTTCCTGTTAATTTATAGTATAAATTTTTACCATTTGCTGTTGCATGAGTTGCAAGAGATAAAGCAACATCTCCGGAACCTACTGCAAGGGATAAATAACCACTAGCTGCTTGTTCTAAAATCTGTAAGTTTGTATTAGTAATAGTTCCCCATGTACCAGATTTTTCACCTGTTGTTATGAGTTCTAGTTTTAAATCTGTTGATGTACTTGATGCCATAATTCTCCTATGCGTCTGGGTCTATCGGTACCCAAACTTGATTTACTCCTGGTGGTATTGGGTTCCATGATATCACACTTACAGTGCTATTTGCAAGGTTTATTTGATTACCTGTTACAGGAACTATTATAGGAAAAGCAATAGTAGTATTACCCACTGAAATATTTAATCTGTTTCCTGTTACAGCTATGTTTAAATCCTGTATATAAGGACTTGAAAAAGGTGCTGCTGAAAATGATGTTGATCCAAATAACATAATATATCCTTACGGGGTTTGTATCCTTGTCCAAGTTTGATCTACTCCTGGTAGTATACCATCCCATTGTTTAATGTTAACACCAGATGTTCCAATATTTAATTGACTTCCTGCAGGTAAAGCGGTCGCCGCAGCAGTAATTGTTACTGTTCCTGTTGCAAGATTAGATTGTTTTCCTGTAACACTAACCACTGCATTTGCTTTTGCAACTGCATTACCAATTGTTAAATTAGCTCTTGATCCAGTAACAGAGAAGTTTGCATCAGCAGAAATAGTTACATCTCCTGTACCAATATTTGCTTGTGATCCATCTGGTAAAACAACTGCCGCTGCAGTAGTTGTTACATTACCAAGAGATACATTTGCTCTGTTTCCAGTGACAGGAACTGTAATATTAACTTTACTCTCAGCATTACCGATTGATAAATTAACTCTTGATCCTGTAAGAGCAACTAATGCATTTGCAACAATAGTTGGGTTACCAGTTGTAATACTAATTTGATTGCCATCTACACTGACATTTGCATCAGCAGTAACAGTTACATTACCAACTGTGAAATTAACTCGTTGTCCTGTAACACCAACGTTTGCATCAGCAGTGATACCAACTGTGCCTGTGTTTAAATTAAATCGATTACCTGTTAATGGAACATCTACATTGATTGCAATACCAACTGTGCCTGTTGAGACATTAAATCTATTTCCTGTTACACCTAAATTAGCGCCAGCTGTAACTCCGACTGTGCCTGTACTAGTATTGATCCGTGATCCATTGACCTCTACATATGCGTATGGAGGAATGCCTTGTGAAGCAAAGGCTGCTTCAGAGAAAGCCGTAGCACCGAAGTACATGGTCTACGCTCCTGATTTTGGATATTTAGTTTTAGTAGCTGTTCGTTTAGCTTGTAATTCTGTAAGTGTATCGCCACCATCTAATAGTGCGTGGATACAATCGTCTATTGTTGGGTATTCTGCTTGTCTGTTTCTTTTCCATTCTTCAGCATCATACTCTGCTTGTAATTCTGTCATCTTAGCTTCTATGTCAGCTACTGGTATAGGTGTTGTTCCATTCAACCAAGTTATTTGATCTAAGTCATCTGCATTAACTGAAAACTCTGCATTTGGGTTTATCTTTAATATTGCTTGTTCAATCATTATCCACTTATCTCCATTACAGTTATTGTTGAAACACCAGCATGGTCACTATTTAAACCCCACCTGTTAATATAAGATGTAGCTACCCCATTTGTAGATAATTGACATTTGTATGTTAAACTTGAGGTACTTGATGGAGAATCTAAAAATTTAATACTTGGAGATGCTTGATATTTTCTTGCATTGTCTGACATACCACCACCTCCTGCTGTATTCCAAGCATCTTTAGTATCAGCTGCACCTCCACCAGAAGAACTTGTAAGATTTGTACTATCTCTCAATAAATTTATAAAAGTACCATTTGCATTACTACAAGACATTATTCCAATATCTACCATAACTAAAACTTTGCTTGAAGTAGAACTAGGTGTTATAGAAACTGAAAATCCTGTAATATCAACCATTGAAGTAGAGGTTGTAGAGAAAAAATCTGTTTTAACTGTTTGAACAACTTGAATAACATTTCCTGCAGCCAAAACAGAATTTGGTATTGTCCCTGTTATTGCATTCGCTCCACCTAATCTAGTTATCGCCATAATTTATCCTATCAACGCTTTAATTTCTGCGTCGTCCAATCCTAAATCTTTTAGCTTCTGTTTACCAGAGGCTTTTTTATCTATTGCTGTTTGTTCAGCGTCTTTTAATTCTTGTTCAACAACTGGTATCATTGCTTCAATATCTGCTTTTGATATTGGTGTTGTTCCATTCAACCAAGTAATTTGATTAATGTTATCTGCATTAACTGTAAATTCTGCATTAGGATTTATTTTTAATATTGCTTGTTCTATCATTATGCTCCTATCTCCATAATAGTTAAAGTTGATATTGTGTTTCCTGATAATGAATCTTGTGCACCAGACCTATTTAATCGAACTGTACCACCAGCATCTGGACCTCTTGAAACTTGTATTTTATAAGTTGTTGCACTTGTAGTAGATGGAGAATCTAATACTGATATTACAGTTGGAAATTGATGATGACCACCATCATTACTTCTTCCACACACAGCAGAACCAACTTCTTCTCCAGTTGCTGAATCTCCAGCA